ACGAGAATCGCTTGGAGTTTTTGTAGTCTTGCTTTTAACTTCATAATTTGTTGCCTCTGTCTTTCCTTTTTCATTGTTTGATTTAAGTTGACTACCATTGTAGGTAGGTGCTTTACCACCTGATTCAACTTCCTCTAGTTCTTCATCTGAATCCATAAGACCATCCAGCATTTCCATGATTGAATCTAATTCACTTTCTGGTTCTGGTTCATCAGAGAATTTAAGAGCATTTTCCTGTTCAAATTCTTCCTTAGATAATGTATCCTCATCATTAATATCATAATACTTATCATAAACTTCATTAAGCATTCTTGCCCAAAGCTCTCTAATCTTAGCCTTAAACCTTTCTATCTCCAAGCTATCAGCAGAATCATTAATTGTATTGTTAAATATGTCCACTAAATTTATTCCTATAGTTGCCTTTCTTGTTGGTTTCGCTTATGCGTTTACGTTCTCTCATATTCCAGAGAGTATCTTGATTACCAAAGTGAGGGCGATTTTTATTAACTGATATTATTACATCACTTTTTAAACCGCACTCTGGACATTCTTTCTTTTTATTTCTATCTGACATAGAACATAGTTCTTCAAAAATATGTCCATGGTTACATTGATAGTCATAAAAAGGCATAGCTATTTTTATTCTATATTAATTGTTCTTGGTTTCTTTTCTTCCGGTAAGTTTAGTTTCATATCTATAATAAGAACACCATCTTTGAACTGTGCATTCTTTACTTCAAGATGCTCTATCAAAGTCCACTGTCTTTTGAAAGCTCGTTGAGCTATTCCTCTATGAACAAAACTCTCTTCCTTTTTATTGGAAGGTTTAACGGAAACAGTTAAAGTATTTTCCTTTACTTCAACTTCTATATCATCCTTTGAAAAACCTGCTAATGCCATTTCTAATTGGTACTTATCTTTATCAATTTTCCTGATATTATAAGGTGGATAATTTGGTATATCAAATTTAGGTAATGCAGATAGCCTGTCAAATATTCCATCAAAGCCAACTGTCATATTTCTAAATGGGTCGAACGTAACTAAATTAGTCATTATTTGCTCCTTTATTAAGCGAGTTATAAAATGAGATGCTCATTGAGCCACCTCGGTTTGTAAAACCCCTCCGGTTAAAGAGGGGTTAAGTTTAGCTATTAAGTAGCTGGTACTACAAATGCAACACCTGCATCGTTACGAAGTTCACCAACTCCATAAATAGTATCTGAAGTGAACAAGTCACCAAGGTACTCCTGCTTGTATTGTGTCTGGCTACGCACCCCAACTTGCTCTGCAAAAACAAGAGCATCTTTGTGCATTAAGCATCCTACTCTGTCAGTAGCACCACCACCACCCGATTGAGTAGTAGTTGGTACATTAGATGAGATATAAACATCTACACCATATATCATACCAATCTTGCCAGTACGGATAGCATCACCAGAACCGATATACTGTTGTTCAGTAAATCTGTTAATGCCTAGCATATCATTAGCTGCGATTGGTGGTACAATCAAAGAACGATTGTCCATTGGTACATCAGCATTATCTAGTTTTAGCATTAATGCTCTGATTCCAGCATCAGTAATATCTGCTGCATTAGATGAGTTACCAGTATACAATGTATTACCAGTTGAACCAATATATGCAGCTTCCCATGATGCTGCATTATCACCTGCAACTGTTCCACCTTGTAAGGCTTCCCATAAAGTACCCAGTTTAGTGTCCACTTGAGTAGCTAGAGCATATCCAGCGTCATCGGTGTAGAACTTCCTCATACTAGCGAGTGATTGCACTTCTGCAATATCTTCAATCAACTTAGAATATTCATAGTGTTGGTCGATAGATATATTAATTACACTATTGGTTGCTGCCGATAATGTTACTTGTGTGTTTGCTGCTTTAGCACTAGCTGAACCTCTTGCTGGTACAGGGATATGAATTGTGTCCCCTTTCTTACCCCTATGATTCAGTTTAGTGACTAGATTAGCAATTACTAAGTTCGACTTATATGCACCAATAACTTCGTCACTCCATAGTTCTGGAATGAAGTTATTAGCGATTGTAGTCGTGACTTGGTTTGTTCCTAAAGCCATTTGACTTTCTCCTTATATTTTATTTAACCCTTCCATCTTGATATGCTGAGAATATTTCATCCGATAGCGTATCATATCTGTTAGGGTCGGTTTGTTTTAAACGAATTAAATCAGCCCTACGGTAGATTTTTTTACCCGCTGTGGATTCACTGGAAGTTCTTGATACTCCTTTGCCTGTCTTTAAAGCAGCTTTCCTTGTAGTTTCCTTTTTCGCCTCAACTTCCTCTGTCTTGGAAATCATTTGTCTTTCCTTCCAAATCGTTAAAAGTTCATCAGCGGAATCAAAATCATAAGCATCTGCTTCCTTAAATAAGCGTTGACGTACCTTGCTTCCTTCAATCCACTCCTGAAAATCGGGACTTGTAACAACGTCCTTAAAATCAGGATGCGTTTTTTCGAGTTGTTGTGCAGTCATTGAAGCTTGTTGTTGCTGTGTCTGCTGTGTAAACTCTCTGAATTTTGGATGTCTTTCAATAATTGTCCTAACAGCTGCTTCAGGATTATCGTAGAAATCTAAATCTTCAGTGTCGGTAGTTGTTTCTTTGTTATGAGTTATCTGGGTTTGAAGAAATGAATCAGTCAACTTACGAAGTTCACCAATCTCTTGGCCCTTACGACCTAGTTCTTTCTCTAGGTTTTCGTAAGCTTCAGCTACTTCCTTTGTAGACTTACCTTGAAATTTTTGTGGAAGTTCCTGTTCCGGTTCCTCTACAATTTCCTCTGGTTCATCTTGAATTGCTAAAGTTTCTAGTGTATCTTCTTCATTTGTTTCCTGTGTTTCTTCAACCTCAGGTTCTACAATTTTACTTACCATAGTCTTACCTCCGTCTATATAAGATTGTGGGGGTTAAAAAGTTAGAGCTGGACTACTCCAGTTGGTCTAACGCTAGTTTGGTGCTTTCCTCTAAATTAATAATCATGTTTAGAATAAACACCTGTCCTCTACGTTCATGTAGAGTACCTATATCTTCAATATCATAAATTTTTTCCAATGATTCAGCTAGTTCCGTATACTCTTCTACGAGTGAACGCCAACCATCACGTTGAAATAAATCTAATCTTTGCTCTAATAGTTCTGCATCTGTCATTGATTCATAGCCTTGGCTAGATTAAGGACAGTTTCTGAGTTTAGATGTTCCACTTCAGGAATATTACGTGCAGTTTCCGATTGTATTCCTTTTATCTTGACCATCTTCTCAGCTAATTCTAATTGTTTCTTAGCAAGAGTTTCATTCGATGTCTTATCGCCTGCCTCTACTTGCAACTTCTGTACTTCCGCATATAGCTTACTAATCTCTGCTTTAAGCTCCTCTAGTTCAAGCATTGATTTCTGCATTTCTAGTTGCTTAATCTGTTGTTCCTCAGGGTTAGGCTGCATCATTTGCTGTACTGCGGCTATTAATTTATCTCTATTATTTAAAGAAGAGTTCTCAAATATACTTATTAATATAACATAGAAAGCAGGGGAGCCTTGTGGAGTCATGGATAATAACTGGACCATTTGAGTTATTTCCAACTCTTTAGCCATTATACCTAAACTACTATAAGGTTTAAACTTATAATCTTTTACTGGATAACGCTTAACATCAAACTGTATTCTTCGCCATACAACTTTATTAATCATAGGAATCAGAAATGAATCCTGGAAGTTCATTAATGTTCTCTTCTGACGTTTGATAGATGCCGCTTGGAGCATTGACATTCCACTAGCAGTAGAATTTCGAGGATTGGAAAAGTTACTGTTAGCAGTATCCATAGCACCAGTACCCATTTGAACCATTCGTTCTAGCTCTGCGGATTCAGTAAACGTGGAATTGGATAGGCTACCGAAGTTTAGAGGCATTAGAACAGACTTAGGGTCCCCATTAGTGAGGATGGTTTTACCCGGCCTTATATCGAACTTAGTTCCACGTGGTAGACGAGTAGCATCGAGGCCCATCATCGGGTGTGTCGTGAGTGCTAAAGCATCAATACGTGCTCTCAGTTCGGCATCTAAAGCTTTTTGGGGGTTGTATCCTTTTTCTGCGATACCCCTTCCCCAGAATTTATTTGGAACTCTATCATGCTGATAGGCTATAAATGGTCTATCGTGCATCATGAAAGGATTCTCTGCGGCTTTTAATACTACTGCATCATTAGCAATAGTAACAACTGCTTCAACTAATTCATCATCCTCATAATCAAATTCACTTATCTCTCTTGTTGCAGTTGAAAGAAACTTTTTAGGGACCATGCCCCAATATTCTATAATCTTTACCTTATCATCTTCATTCATTATCTGTGAAGCTTCATCATCAAAACCAAAGTCAGCTTTATCAAAGCTACCTATTGGCTTATCCATATAGATACCTTCCGTAATTCCTTTAGTAATAAGGTAACGAGGTTTAGTTACGACCTGTGCAACACCTAATGCTTCATTAACATTGGTTGCTGTAGGGTCAATAACAAACTCTTTAGGGGAAACAGGTTCTATTTTAATACTAATAAAAGGTACTTCCTGAGTATCCACTGCAGTTGTTAGTGTACCTGATACTGGTTTTTCTGAAGGTACTATTTCCATCTTTTCCGTAACAAGCACCTTACCTACACCTGTACCATATATGGCTCCATTGAGCAAACATTCAGCAATAGCATCTTTTACACCATCTTTTTCTAGGTCCTCATGTAGTAGTTTACGTACATACTCTACATCCTGAGGTTGCATATCAAGAACATCATCCTCAATATCAAACCAGCGTTCTCTACCAAAGGTAGCTTCCTCCAATTCGCTGACAGTGGCCTCAATGGCCTGTTGTGTAGCTGGGGATATTAGTCTACTTTTCTCTGACTTCCTAGTCTTGTCCTCTTCATCCCAAGTACCACGCCATAGTCTATAGTATTCATCCCATTTCTTTTGATAGTTAGAGTTTCTATGCTCTTCCCATATTTCCACACGTCCTAATACCCAGTCCTTTAAGTGCTG